CTTTAAATCATCGTCACTAAATCCTACACTTAATCCTTTATATTCAGGATTCATTTCTAATTTTTTTGCTGCTCTAACAACTCTACCTGTAAAATCTCTTAATGCAATTGTTTTTGCAACTTCTGGATTTTCAGCACCACCTTCAGCACCAAACTTTTCTTTAAATTCGTCTGAAGATACTGGATGATAATCTTGTAAACTTAAATACTGATCTATTGAAGTACCTCTTAAATTATCTTCCATTGTTCTTTTTTCATCATCAGAAAATGTTAAATCGATTAATAGTCTTGTACCATCTCTAAGTGCTTTTGGTGATTGACCTCTTGCAGTGATAATAGAAAAATCATTACCATACATTAAAGCTTCTTTAAACTTATCGAAACTAGGTCCAAATTCACCTTGTCTAACTGCTTTTTGTGTATCTCTCATAAAAGCGTTATAATCTCTAAAATCAGCAAATGCCTCTAAAGGGTTATCGTTTAATAATCTATATTCTGTACCTACCAAATGTCTCATCTCAGCAAATTCTGAAGTAGAAACATCTACCGGAACATATTCATCACCAACCACCTTTTCTAAATGAATGTGTGTTGGCATATTAAGAATGTTATCATCCCAGTCAAAAGAATACGCTCTTTTTTGAAACTCTAACAATGTCTTATATTGCGATTCTGTTAATTTTAATTTCATTTCTTTTATTTTTTAACCCATTGATGTACCTAATACTTCCTCACCAACTTCTTCTTCTGCATTAGAACCAAAAGCCGATCTAATTTTACCACATATAACTGGGTTCAATTTATCTTGAAGTGATTGTATAAATTCTTTATCTATAGTATCCGATAAGGCATTTCTTACAGTATCGCTAAATACACCACCACCAAAATCTATCTTTTTCAATAATTTTGATTCAACATACTCAACTATACCATCAGTCATTAAATCTGCAATTTTTTCACAATTTTTAAGTGGTGATAAGAATAAAGTATATTCTTTAATAGGTATATTAGCTAACGCAATTTTCATAAATTCTAACAATTCACCCTCAATACCTATTTTTGGTAAAATCCAACCAAAAACTTTTTCTTTTAAGGTTTCAATAAACCCACCTGGTGTAGAGGAGAAAAAACTCCCTAAAGTGTCCATAATACCTTCATTGATGTATTTAGGTCTTACACCTTTTAAATGTAATTTATTACTTGTCTCACTTATAGTGTCAAATAGTTGGTTGTAAGTAATAGTTTTATTTTTTCTAATTAATCTATTACAATCTTCTTTAATAATCATAGAAGCTTTATTTCTACGATTCATTTTTCTTAAATCTGATTCTGTTAGTCTTATTGCCATAATGTTTTATTTATAAATATTGGTAATTAAAAAAAAAAGGGGGGAGATTTCTCTCCCCACATTATTATTTTTATTATTAAATATTATCGAAGTTAGCACCTGTGTTAGTAATGTTGAACTCAACACTGATGTATTCTAATGATCTTGTTGGTTTAACGAAGATTCTACCATTTAATTCGTTTCTATCGATAGATTCTGGATCGTTATCTAATTGTACTCTAAAGTCAGTTAAACCTCTTTCTTTTCTAATATTATCCAAAATTGGGTTAACTAATGTTAAGAATTGATTTCTTACAACATCATCATTTTGTTCGAATAACAATCTAATTGAAACTGCTGAAATAAGTTTTCTAGCCTGTAACAATAATCTTCTAACGTTGATTCTGTTAAGTGCAGTTTCTTTATCTTGTAACGTTTTGTTACCCCAAATAACTACACCCACATCTGAGAATGTTGCCATAGGGTTAATCTTACCTTCATATAATGTATCTCTCTGATCTAAAGTTAATTTAGTTCTTGCTTTGATTGCGTTTGTTGTACCTCTATTGATACCTGCTGTAGCAAACCAAGGGAAAGCGATATTATCTGTAAGTGCGATATTTCTAACAACCTCTAATGTTGGTGGTAACCATACATATTGATTATTTTCAGTATCTAACATTTGTAACCAAGGGAAGTAAGTTGCTGAATAGTTAGAATCAATTCCTGAATCCTCAACGATATCAACAGCCTCATCTGGTGTTAATGCAACTACACCACTACTATCAGTATCAGGTGTTGTTAATACATATAATGAATCGGCTCTTTCTTCTTCCACCATATCAATAGCTTCTTCTAATAAAGAGATGTTATCTCTTGAATCAATACCTGGTGTTGCAAATACATTAATGTTAACCGCTTCTGGATTAGCGAAAGTTCTAATACCTTCGAAGTATGCGTACCAGTCAGAATCTAAACCATCAACCTCTGTAGAAGTAACTCTCGGTTCAAATGTACCTGAAGTTAATCCTAACGTTGCTCTACTACCATTGATTTTATATCTGTCATCATTTGTTCTCTTAGTTCTATAGATATCCCATCCATCATAACCACCAAATGGTGCGAATGTGAATTTTCTAGCATCTATTCTTTCATAGTCTGTATTAGCTAAATCAGCTTCATTTCTAAATTCAGCATCACCTACTTGAAAAGAGTTAGATACACCAGCAATTGTTGTTGTAGTAACACCAGAATCCATATGGAAACCTTCTGTTCTACCTGTCCAAGATTCACCATTATCTAAACCTTTATAGTTAAAGAAATCTTGATCTACACCGATATCTGTACTTAAACCTAAGTAAGCTTTTCTTTTCTTCTCATTATTTGTGTAAGAAGTTTTATATTCAATTAAAGGAGCTTTAGCAGTACCATTACCACCAACATAATCTCTAACTGAAACTCCTTCAAATCCTGCTGGGAAAGCATCTTCTGGATACCTATCAGCCATTTCAACCATTATATATTTACTTCTTAATACGTACTCACCATCTGCAGTACCAATCTTTCTACCGATAAATCCACTATCTGTTGGATTCATAGAAAGTTTTGAGAATTTCTCAACGATAACTGGTCTAGCGTCATCATCGTAGAATTTTCTAATTACTAAGTCGAAAGTTGCGTCATCTGGTTTAATGTTAATGATAGATACTTTAACATCTTCATTTGCTGTATTACCATCAGAAATTGTAATTAATCTAAATAATCTAAATAAATCTGTACCTCTTAATTCAGATAATACATAAGGTGTAACTGCAGAAGTATATTCTTCATTATAATCATCTAAGTTACTAGCGATTTGAATAATTTCAGAGTTGATACCTCTAACTTTACCATCCGCATTTAAATCATCTAAAGTATTTTTATAAATTTCTTCAACAAATAACTCTGAATCATTATCTGAAGGTGAAGTACCTAATACTTTACTGATATAGTTTTTCTTTGTTGAGTCAAAAGATACGTTATAAGAGAATGTATCTAAATCTTTATTTGTACCTGTAATTGTGAAAGTTGCTAATGGATCTTTTTCTATTGTATCTGCGTCAGCACCTTCAATATCAACTGAAGTCGATGCACTAACAGGAACATCAAATTCCATTTGTTCGTCAGAGTTAACTGACCCTCTACTTCTTAAAGTAGCAACTACACTTCCTTCTACATCACTATAAGCTGTACCACTATACTGTACATATGTAGAAGCTGATGTTGTACCAGTTATTACACCACCACCAATATCTTCTCTATTAGTTATAACTAAGCTGAATGTTGCCCCATCAAAGTCATTTCCTGTCTTAACATATTTAGCAGTAGTTAAAGAAATTGTTTCACCAGTTGTTTTTAAAC